TCCACATAAAGATTATGAAGCTAAGCGCAAAGCATTACACGACCTATCTTTGAATAAAGATGTAGATCAAAAAGCTGTACAGCAAAGACGCTTAGACTTGGACAAAGAGTATGCTAAGCACACTGTAAAAGAATCTCTTAAAGAAGATATGGACCAACTTCGCAAGATGTTGAATAAACATTCAGAACTTGCTATCAAAGCAAATAAAGAAGGTCATGACGAGAAGGTTAAACATCATCAAAGAATGATGAATAAGGTAAAAGATCAAATGTCTAAACTAGTTAAAGAAGATTTAAACGAAGAAGCGATTCCATTTGTTGATGCATTCTGGTCAGGTCAGCAAGAAGAACCTAAACAAAATCCATATGCAGAAGATACAGCTGAATATGCTGAATATGAAAACGGTTATATGCAAGGTGTAATGACTCGTAGACGTATACAAACTGAATCACGCGGTCATAAAACACTAGAAAGATTTTTTAAGAATAGAAATGCATGGTCACCGACTGGTAAAGAAGGAACTCATCGTGAAACCGGTGAGAAGACTAAAGAATACCAAGAAGTAGATCATGAAGGTAAGCCTACTGGCAATCGTCATTGGAGAAATGCTAAAGGCCAAAACATGGGCGAATCAGTTGTACAAGAAGAAGGCGAAGGCGCTGTACCTGCTAATAACGCAGGTGATGGCAAAATAGCAGGATTTGTAGGCGATGCTGGTAAAAAAGTTAAGATGATGAGTCAACCATTAAAACGTAAACCGTTACCTAAATTTAAAATGTACGTTTCTCAAGAACACGACTACGAATAAACATATATGTCAATATTACCAAAAACAATAAAAAAGATTAGATTTTCTTCTGGAGAAACGATCAACAGAAGTACGTTTCTTGAAGACTTAACAGTCAAATCTAATAAAGATGTAAAGATTATAGTAGAACAAGATAGTACTTCTACAGAATTTGCATTTAAAGATGTGGCCGGGTTGGGCGAATTAACAATTCCAGCTGATGGTAAAATAAATTTTGGGGTTGGTCCTGAAATTTCAAACACTAATGATGCATTAAATATTAATGCTGCTGATGAAGTTACTATTTCATCAGGCATAAAAAACTGGAACTTCGATTCTACAGGATTATTATACCTTCCTACAGGTGGAGACATCGTTGATGAGTACGGTGATAGTTTATTGGGAGGATCTGGTGGTGCATCAGGTGAACCTAGATTAACTATTCATGGATATTTAGATGGTGTAACAGTACCTGGCACGGCTAAGAACTTTATAACGTTTACGACTGGCGAAGACCCAATATCTGCATTATACTTAACCAAGTTTATCAGTGCTGATAATAGAGCATGGTTTGCTATACAAGTGGGTTCAACTTGGACAGCTTCGCAAACTGCTATCACAGCCGATCACGTTGCCTATGGACACTTTGGTCCTAATGCTACCATCGTAAATACTCTTGGTTCCAATTTACTTGCAACCACCAATTACACGTTATTGCCTGAAACATCATACACGATGTGGATACAACAGATTAACGCTATAACTGAATATGCATTTTCTACTTCACCAAACGATCAAGGCGGTAATGAGTATACAGTATATTCTTCTAGTACAAGTTCACCGACTGTCATACCCTTTTATACATCTACAGGATCTGGTCCTGTAGCTTTAAGTGAAGAGGCTAGATTATCTAATATAACATTAGAAGGAGAAACTACACACGCTCAACTAGTCGAAACACTTCGCACAAAAACTGGTGCTGGTTTAACTGTTGTACACGACTTTAAAACATCTTCTACATGGTATCATAGTTCAATATCACAGAACTTTACTCCAAACTTTACTAACGTACCGACAGATAATGATAGGATTATTCCTATTAAGTTGATCGTAGCTAATGGTTCTACTCCATATAAACCACTTAGCCCAATAAAAATTGCTGGCACTGACGTCGCAGTTACTTGGGAAGGTGGAGTTTACCCATCTGGTACTGCAAACCAAACGACAGTATGGACATATAATCTAGTTCGTAATGCTGGAACATGGAAAGTATTTGGTAGAGCAGAACTATATACAGAGTCATCAGATACTGGTTCACGAGCATATACACATAGTCCTACATTTACTGGTACACCACTTGCACCAACAGCAAGTGCAGGTACAAACACAACACAACTAGCAACTACAGCATTCGTACAAGGCGAAAAAGCAAGTCCTACATTTACTGGTATACCTCTCGCACCGACGGCCGATGCAGGAACAAATACTACACAGATAGCAACTACTGCATTCGTAAAAACTGCAGTAGATAATTTGATATCAAATGCGCCAGCTGCATTAGACACTTTAGATGAACTTGCTGCTGCATTAGCTGATGATCAAAATTATGCAAGTACTATAACTACTGCTTTAGGAACTAAAGCTCCATTAGCAAACCCTACATTTACAGGAACGGTTAGTGGTATTACGGCAACTATGGTAGGTTTAGGTAATGTTACTAATGAATCTAAAGCAACTATGTTTGCAAGTCCTACATTTACAGGTACAACAGCTGCACCAACTCCCACTGCTGGAGATAGTTCTACAAAGATAGCAACTACAGCATATGTGCAATCGTCTGGTTATAATTCACAGGGTGTAAAGACTGTTTCAACGAGTGATCCAAGCGGCGGATCAGACGGAGATATTTGGTACAAGTATACTGCATAGCGGTGATTCATCATGCTCGTTATTTCTCCAAGTGAAATCAAAGTTAAGCACAACGATATTACCTATGATCTTATAGGTGTGCCATCACTAGAATTTAGTTTTACATATCTTTATTATGAGCCAGAAACAGAACACGTTAGAAAAGTTGTTAAAGTTAATGATGAATTAGTCTATCAGCATTTAACTGAAGATGAGATTAAACTCATCAACGAGTTCTTATCCAAACTAGATGATGATAACTATCTCGAAAATTTTTTAAAAGAATATAAAAAAATTCCAGAGAAATTTGATCCACCACCTCAATTAAAACATGCAGTTAATGAGAAGGGTCATTACGTTGGCCTACAGGTACTTCCACAACCAAACTTGATAGAAGCTCCATCGTTTCACCCTAAGGATACATACTTAGAATCGTTTGGAATAAGTTACCATTGGGATCAAATAAATAATACGTGGGTAATAAATGGCGACTATAAAGAAAAAAGGAAATTAGAATACTTAAGGAATATCGGGATAGGAGATCAACTCGGTGCATTGTTTAATGCTGTTGAAGCTTTAAGCAAAGGCAATCCGTTACCAGAAGATTTTAACTCTATACTATCAACCATTAAAAAAATAAAAGAAGATATTCCTAAAGAATAGGGGATTAATATGCCAATACATGTAAAACATTCTAGTGTCTGGAGATTTATAAAGAACGTATACGTAAAAATATCTGGCGTTTGGAAAGATACTAGTAGAGTATACATTAAAAACGGAGGTGTGTGGAGAGAAGTTCATCAACCTTATCCAGGCCCTGGTTCACAAACGTTTAATACTTCTGGAACATTTACTGTACCGACTGGAGTCTATGAAATTAGCGGTACACTTTATGGCGGCGGCGGTGGTGGCGGTGGTAGCGGTTCACGAAACAGTTTCGATAATAATGCTGCATATGCTAGTGGAGGTGGTGGTGGTGGATCAGGCACAGCCAACTTCACTGCTACTGTGACAAGTGGATCTACTCATTTTGTACAAGTATCTCAAGGCGGTAGTGGTTCAAACATGGGAGTTGGCGGAGGAGGAGCAGGTACAACGTATGTTGGTCTATTGGCTTCAATCGGAGCTGCTTCAAACGGACAACCCACTAGTGCAATAGGCTTAGGAAAAGGTAGTACTGTTGCGGGAGGATTAGGCGGAGCTGCTATTGCTGGCGGAACTGCAGGATCTCAAGGAGCTTCTACATCAAATAACGGAAATTGGGGAACATCAGGACCTGGTGGAAATGGCGGAAATGGAGCTGTTGGATCTGGCGGAGCGGGTGGACCATATAGCAATTCGTCTGGTCAATATGATGGTAACGGCAATCCAGGATCAGGCGGTGGTGCAGGAAGAGTCGTAATCAATTGGTAAAATGAAAATAAAATATATTGAGAAACCTTTTTATCATACCATCATATATGATTTCTTTGATGACACAGAACTTAATGATATTAAAAACGAAATCAATCTAATAAAGAACGAACACGTTCAATTAGATCAACATCATGAATCAATATTAGCTAATGGTAATGTAAAAAGCTATTCACTAGACATCCTCTATGAAAATAGAAGGCATGAAAGCAAGATCTTAGATTTAACCACCAAAGTTTATAAATTATATTTTGATGGTAAAATAGATAGATCTAAGAATCCATTCTTAAATTACATAGGCTTATCCAATGCGGATAATACTATGTTACATGCATACGGAAATGATTCAAGTTATTATGAACATCATGATAAGAGTGTCTTATCTTTGGTGTACCCGTTTTTTGACACGGATTTTGATGGAGGAGAATTAGTGTTTGGTAACTATAAACCAAAACTAGAATCTAATTGCTGTTTAATATTTCCTTCATATGAACAACATAAAGTTACTCAAATAAAAACTACTGAATCTGGAATAGTTCGTTGGACAATAAATCAAAGGATCTTTATTAGAAATGGATAGCATGAAAACGTGGGCTGAAATACATGTTGGAATAGTCAGATATATATTTGAAGCACCTACTGCTCCTTATGGACAGCCTGGAATTTACTATCATGATGTTACTGATTATTATCCTAAGCCAGAAATTTTAGATGAATTCAATCCTGCTACTAGAACATTTGAAAAACCAGAATCTCAAGATCCAAATCATCCAAAAAATTTACAGATAGCTTGGAATGGTGTAAGAAATATTAGAAACACTGCATTAAATCTTTCTGACTATACACAGTTACTTGATTTTCCAGATAAGGTTATGCAAAAAAGATATAGTAAATACAGACGAGAGCTAAGAGACTTACCCGAAAAGTATGATAGTCCTTATGATGTAAAGTTTCCTATAGAACCATATAGAGATGAAATTAAATTAACCATTTGTGAAAGACTTCAATATGTTTGGTCGTATATCAAAAACGGAAAAAATATACGTAGCAGATAATGTAATTGACTATAGTAATCAAGAAGCTTTATTTTCTTTTTGTAAAAATAGTAAGTTTTCTTTTGGTCATTCTGCTTCTTCAGTTAGTGAACACAACCTTTCTAGGTTCATATGTAATTTAACGTATGAAGAGTTAACTATGATAGGTCTTGATAAAGTACTTTCATCATTAGTTAAGAAACACTATAACAAAGATGTTAAGATAGATAGGTCTTACATCAACGTATACTTCCCCTATACTCCTACTGCAGTACACACTGATGATAGAGATAGCGATGCTATTACCTTGATAATGTATGCAAACCCGCAATGGCAATTAGATTGGGCAGGAGAGACTCAGTTTTTTTCAGATGATTTATTAGAAGTAAAGCAATCTGTATTACCACGTGGAGGTAGAGCTGTACTATTCAATTCCACTATACCTCATACTGCAAGAGCTCCTTCTATTCTATGTAATGTGCCTAGATTTACTGTGACTGTTAAAGGATTTTTAGCATGAAGTTTTTAAAATCAAATGAACCACAATTTAAAGATTTTATAGGGATGTTTCCAACTGGATTTCCCGCAAAAACTTGTCAAAAGATTATCGAAGCTTATGAAGATTTGGATAAGATGGGTAAATCTGTACAAGGCAGAGTTGGTGGTGTTGGTAAACCAGCAGAAGTAAACAAGTCCGCTAAAAATAGCAGAGATATTGAACTTGGCGTATATCATTATTATAAAGATCTTTTATACGAATGCAATACACACTTGCAAGAATGCTATAACTTATACATGGCTGAATACTGGCAAATTAATCAGTATCTAAGTAAGCACGATGTCACAGCTTGGCAAATACAAAAGTATGATGCTAAAGATGGAGGGGGTTATCACAACTTCCACATAGAAAATAGCGGAGTTGCAAATATGAGAAGGGTGATGGCATATATCATATACTTAAATGATATAGATGATGGTGGAGAAACAGAATTTTTACATCAAGCCATCAGAGTTAAACCTGAAACTGGAAAGGTCATTATATTCCCAGCATATTTCACTCATGTACACAGAGGCAATCCAGTATTAAGCGGACAAGATAAATACATCATGACAGGCTGGTTGGAGTATGTATAATGAGTAGAGTTGTTGTTGGTTGGGCTCCGTATTTAGAAACAGATTATCAAAAAGGTTTGGCATTTTTTGCTGAGAAACCAATCAGTTTATATGACACTCATATAAAAGCTGGAAATCATAAATACAAGTTATGTCCAGCTAATAAAGATCTGACACGTAATACATTCGTAGTAAGGTCTCCATTTAATGCGCACTTTATAGTTGATGCAGATAAACGGACAATCGAGTTTGTACAACCAAATGTACAACCATTTGACTTTTTTCATATGAGAGCCGGTGAATATTCTGATACAGACCAACCAATAATGTCTATAAACTATCATCAGATATTCGTTACTGAAAATAAAGAAGTTGAAATGACTATGACTGGTCCATGGTTTGAAGAAACACACCACGATTTTAGAGTAATACCAGGAAGATTTAAGATCAGTGATTGGTGGAGACCAGTAGATTTTGCTATACAGTTAAAACAAAGAAGACAAGAGATTATAATTAAACGTGGTGATCCATTATTCTATCTTACCTTTGTAACAAAAGATCCTACTGATGTAGTTAAGATCAAAGAAGTTAAGTTAACAGACGGCTTAAAAGATATCTTAGCTTCAGCCACAGGAGCTAAACATTATCAAGCACGCTGTCCATTAAAAACATTATATGGTGTGTTTAGTAAGTATAAAAGAAAACCAACTTTAGAATTTTTAGAATAGAGGATTAATAACATGTGGTTACTATCATTTGTACCAGATTGGATTTTTTATGGGCTTGCACTAGCAAGTTTTGTTGCCTTAGTTGCAGCAACATTCTTCAAGGTTATACCATTCATAGGTAAGTATGCAATACCCATTCAATTATTATCATTTGTCTTATTACTTTTAAGTGTATTTTTATGCGGTGGATTGGCTAATGAAGCAGCATGGCAATTAAAAGTAGCCAAGACTAATGCAGAGATTGCAGAATTAAAAGCTAAATCAGAAAAAGTCTCGACGAAAGTCGTAACTAAATATATAGATAGGATACAAGTTGTTAAAGAAAAAGGAAACGAAATTGTCAAATACGTTAATAAAGAGTCTGATACTAAGTGTGAGTTGCCTAATTCTTTCGTCGTGCTCCACAATGCTGCCGCAGAAAACCAGCTTCCCGACCCCGCCAGAGCTTCTGATGCGGGAGCCAGCGAAGTTAAACTCTCTGGAGCCACAACAACAATCGTCCAAAACTACGGAACCTGCTGGGAAATAAGAGAGCAATTAAAAGCTCTACAAGAGTGGGTTACAGAGCAGAAAAAACTTAACCCGTAGTACTCTCCCCTCGCAGTAAAATAAATTTTAGTTAGCTATGTACAAATCATAGCTAACGTGGTATAATATACTCTTCTCTTCTATTGATTGATATGGAGCTTTGAAACAATACATGCATAACAAGAATATTACAAAAAGAAATGGTCAACAAGAACCGTTCGATGTAAACAAGATCCATAAAGTTTTAGAATGGGCAACAGAAGGTATAAATGGTATTTCCATTAGCGAGATTGAATTAAAAGCAAATATTCAAATTAGCGATGGTATGGCAACATCAGATATCCACGAATTATTAATTATTTCTGCTGCTGAACTTATCAGTGAACACACCCCAAATTATCAATCAGTAGCTGCACGACTTGTAAATTACAAGTTGCGTAAACAAGTATACAATCAATATGAACCTTGGTCTTTAATCAAGATCGTACAAGAAAACGTTAATCGTGGAATGTATGATGCTCAAGTTCTTATTGAATATAGCGAATCTGAATTCGATCAATTAGACAAATACATTAAGCATGATAGAGATAACGATTTTACATATGTAGGAATGGAACAATTCCGCGGTAAGTATTTAGTACAAGATCGCATTACCCGAATTCCATATGAAACGCCTCAAATATTGTATATGTTAATCTCAATGAACTTATTCATGAGCTATCCTAAAGATACGCGCATGAAGTATGTTAAGGAGTATTACGATGCAATTTCTCAATTTTATATTAGCTTACCTACCCCAATCATGGCTGGAGTTCGTACGCCTACTCGTCAGTTTTCAAGCTGTGTGCTTATTGAGTCTGGCGATTCTTTGGACTCGATCAATTCGACGTCAACTTCCATTGTCAGATACATTTCTAAAAAGGCTGGCATTGGGATCGGTGCTGGCAGCATTCGTGCTATCGGCAGCCGTATTGGTGATGGTTCCGTTATTCACACGGGGCTTATCCCTTTCTTAAAGTATTTCCAATCTGCAGTCAAATCATGTTCACAAGGTGGTGTACGTGGTGGAGCTGCAACGATTTATCTTCCAGTATGGCATCTTGAATTCGAGAATTTAATTGTACTAAAGAATAATAAAGGTACAGAAGAAACACGAGTACGTCATATGGATTACTGTTTCCAGTTTAATAAGACGATGTATGAACGTCTATTGACTGGAGGTAACATTACATTGTTTTCACCTGATGAAGTTCCTGATTTATACGAAGCATTCTATGCAGATCAGGACAAGTTTAAAGAGTTATATGTTCATTACGAACAAAAAGAAGGTATTCGCAAGAAGGTACTTCCAGCTATGGAAGTCTTTACACAGTTCATGACAGAACGTAAAGACACTGGAAGAATTTATTTGATGAACGTTGACCATGCTAATAGTCATGGAGCATTCTTACCAGAACATGCACCTATAAGGATGTCCAATCTGTGTTGCGAAATCGATTTACCTACTAAACCTTTAACATCACCGGAGGATACTAATGGAGAAATCAGTCTGTGCACTTTGTCGGCCATCAATTGGGGACTCATCAACGACCCGAAAGAATTTGAAAAGTATTGCGAGCTTACAGTCAGAGCTCTCGACAACCTCCTCGACTATCAACAATACCCAGTCTTGGCCGCAGAGAGATCAACCAAAGATCGCCGTCCTCTTGGTGTCGGCATCATCAACCTCGCGTACTTCCTTGCAAAACGAGGACTTAAGTACGACGATGCAGCACTCTCAACGATAGATGAATACACAGAAGCATGGTCATATTACTTGATTAAAGCTTCTAACGATCTAGCGAAAGAAAAAGGTGCATGTCCTAAAAATCATGAGACTAAGTACTCACTTGGAAAAACTCCAAATGATACATATAAGAAAGAAGTAGATGAGTTAGTACCACATAGTGAAAGATTAGATTGGGAAACATTGCGAAACGATCTACGCACACACGGTATCCGTAACTCAACACTGATGGCATTAATGCCTGCAGAAACTTCTGCTCAAATTAGTAACTCAACAAATGGTATCGAGCCACCACGTGCTTTAGTTTCATTCAAACAATCTAAAGACGGCGTGATGGCTCAAGTCGTTCCCGGTTTTTACAAATTAAAAAATCAATACGACTTATTGTGGGATCATAAATCTCCTGAAGGTTACTTAAAGATTTGCGCAATACTCCAGAAGTACATCGATATGGGTATTTCTGTCAATACATCATACAACCCAGAAAATTATGAAGATCATAAGGTCTCAATGGCTGACATGATTAAACACCTAGTTATGTTTTATAAGTACGGTGGTAAACAACTATATTACTTCAACACCTACGACGGTGCTGGTGAACTTCATGAAAAAGAATTCAAAGCAATAGAAGCACAGCTCGCTGAACCCGTTGATGGTGAAGACGACTGTGATTCATGCAAAATATAAAAGAACTAGCTACAAAAAGATACGAGATCTGTTCTAAGTGTCCTAAGAAAACAGATCTATTAAAAATAGAACGTTGTAAAGCATGCGGGTGCGTAATTTTATTTAAGATTATAGCACCTTCATCTAATTGTCCTTTAGGAAAATGGTAAATGTCATCAGTATTTAAATTAAAAACGAAGAGCCACCTTGAATCTCCCATGTTTTTCGGAGAATCAGTAGATATAGCAAGATATGATACAGTTAGATACCCACAGTTTGAAAAGATTACAGATAAACAATTAGGTTTCTTTTGGAGACCAGAAGAAGTTGACTTATCAAGCGATCGCAAAGATTTTCATGACTTAAATCTTTTTGAACAACACATCTTTACATCAAATTTAAAACGCCAAATTTTATTAGATTCTGTACAAGGTAGATCGCCGAATCTGGCATTTTTACCTATGGCTTCAGTGCCAGAATTAGAAGTAATGGTTGAAACATGGGCATTCTTCGAGACTATTCACTCTCGTTCTTACACGCATATAATTAGGAACATCTACGCAAATCCTTCTAAAGTATTTGACGAGATTAAAACTATACAACCTATTTTAGATTGCGCTGAAGATATTTCTAAGTATTACGATGACTTTATTACGGCTTCGCGTTACTATGAAATGCTTGGTGCTGGAATTCATACAATTAATGGTGAAACTATTAATGTAGATCTTTATGAATTAAAGAAGAAGTTATTCCTTTGTTTATTGAGTGTATACATACTCGAAGGTATTCGTTTCTATGTTTCTTTCGCATGCTCATGGGCATTTGCAGAACTTAAAAAGATGGAAGGCAATGCTAAGATCATTAAGTTTATTGCACGAGACGAGAACGTACACTTAGCAGCAAGCACTACTATTATTAAACATCTTATTAAAGATGATAAAGATATCGAACGTATTCGCCAAGAAACTGAAAAAGAAATCAACGATATGTTTGTATCTGCAATAGAACAAGAAAAAGAATGGTCTAAGCATTTATTTAAAGATGGCTCGATGATTGGTTTGAATGAGAAATTATTAGCCGATTACGTCGAGTGGATTGGTTGTCGTCGTATGCGTGCACTAGGGTACCACTGCCCATACACGGTTTCACAATCAAATCCACTCCCTTGGACAGAGAAGTGGATCTCAGGAGGTAATGTACAAGTAGCACCTCAAGAAACTGAGATTACATCATATATAACTGGTGGTGTCAAACAAGATGCTACTGCAGATTCATTGAAAGGACTATCATTATGATGAAGATTTATACAAGAACAGTTTGCCCTTACTGCGATCAAGCGAAAGCTTTGTTAGATTCAAAGGGCATTAGTTATGAAGCCGTAAATATAGAAGACGATGCAGATGCTAGGAGTTTCTTAGTAACTCAAGGTCTTAGATCAGTGCCACAAATCTATGAAGAAACTACATTGATTGGTGGATTAGATAAACTAAAAGAGTGGGTAACCATTCAAGAAATTACATCTCAAATAAAAATATGACAGAAAAAATACACGAGTGTTTAGAATGTGGTGCTGAAGCTACCATAAAGTATGACTATGATTCAGTCGTAGAAGAACCACAATACTGTCCGTTCTGTGGGTCATCATATATACAAGAGGAGTTAGAAGATGATGTTAACCTCTTGAAAGGTGATGGGTTCGACGATGACATGGATTTACAATGGTAAGCCTTACGAACTAGGCGAGCAGACACATAAAGAAGTATATGGTTTTGTTTACCTAATTACTGATTTAAAAACAAACAAACAGTATGTAGGTAAGAAACTATTTTGGTCGAGTAGGACCAAACAAGTTAAAGGCAAGAAAAAACGACTGAAAGTAGAATCAGATTGGAAAACCTATTTTGGTTCCAATAAACTGCTGCTTGAAGAAGTTACAAAGAATGGTGTAGATAACTATAAGCGCGAGATCCTTCACTTATGTGCAGGAAAGGGTGAGTGTAATTATCTAGAGGCACATGAACAGTTTACTCGCGGAGTATTAACCAGCGACCAATATTACAATGATTGGATAATGGTTAAAGTTCATAGGGCCCACATAAAGGGTTTACAACAGACAAAAACTGTGGTATAATTATACTATGATTATTATTGATTATTCGCAAATTTCTATCGCATCTTTCTATGCTCAACCAAATGCTGAGCTTAGCGAAGACTTTCTAAGACACATGATCCTAAATAGTATTAGGATGTATTCGCATAAGTTTAAGAAAGAGTATGGCGATATCGTTATAGCTTGTGATGGTGGAAAATCTTGGCGTAAAGGCTATTTCCCACAATATAAAGCTCATCGCAAGAAAGCTCGCGAAGATAGCGGTTTAGATTGGAACTTATTCTTTGAATACTTGAATCAGATACGCGAAGAGATTAAAGAAAACTTTCCATATAAAGTTATCCATCTCGAACATATAGAAGCTGATGATGTTATAGCAACATTAGTTAAAGAGACACAAGAGTTTGGTAAAAATGAACCAGTAATGATCATATCATCTGATAAAGATTTTATTCAATTACAGAAATATAAAAATGTTAAACAGTTCTCGCCAGTCCAGAAGAAAATGGTTACAGACACGAACCCTCACCTATACTTGTTTGAGCATGTTCTTCGTGGCGATAGCGGCGATGGTATTCCTAATGTGTTATCTAGTGATAGCACCTTTGTGGATGGTTTGCGACAAACTCCTATCACTCAGAAAAAGATTGATGCTTGGCTAGAAAAAGCTGAAGACATTAAATCTGCGATGGATGATGAGACGTATAGAAATTATCAAAGGAATAAAACATTGATTGATCTTGATATGATTCCAGAGGATTATGTAGACTCAATCAAGTATGCATATGATAATCAATCACCAGCACCTCGTGCAAGAATGTTGGATTATCTTATTAAGAAACGTTGTAAAATGTTAGTCGAATCTATAAGCGAATTTTAAATATGGCCAAAAAATTACTTGTCACCGAAATGTTAGAAGCTGTCGCTAAGGCAGAATCACGTAAAGAAAAGCTTGAACTTTTAAAACAGTTCAACTGCTTAGAACTTCGTGATATCCTTAAAGGCGCTTTCGATGATACAATTGAATTCATCCTTCCAAAAGGAGTTCCTCCTATCAACGAAGATGAAAAGAAAAATTACGATAAGACTCGTCTACTATCAGAAACCAAAAAGTTTAGATACTTTGTAAAAGGTGGACCTGGAGATCAAGTCAATAGAGTTCGTAGAGAGAAGATGTTTATAGATATATTATACAGAGTCGACTCTAAAGAGATTCCATTGATATGCCACATGAAAGACAAAACACTTGATGGCGTATATAAAGGTGTCACTAAAAAATTAGTTCAAGAAGCATTTCCAGGACTCATAGTTAAATAAATATAGTATATGCTTGCACGCACCCCATCAACCCGTAAGGCCTAGATTCCCGACAGATCTAGGCCTTTTTTGCTTTAGGAGAACGATAGACTAGCTTAACTTACATCATGTGATTTTTTAACCTTTTAACTTCACGGAGATATGCATGATTTTTTCCAATTTAGAAAAATTAAAACGCGATTCGAGAGAGCTCGGACATTTTATACAAAAAATGCGGAAACGAGGACGAAGCGATGTTGCTGGTAGACTTAAGATAAAAAAAGCACAGATAGACTCATACGTTCAACAATATACGGAAGAAGGAAGAGTTAACCTAGTCAATTAAGTAAAGGCGGTGATCAGATATCTCGGGAGGTTCACAAGACCTCCCGTTATTTTTACAAACCCAAAAGGAGAATACATTATGGACGATACAAAAGAAGTAAAACAAATAGAAGAAGTAAAAGAAGAAATACAACCAGAAATGCCATGCAAAGATGAAGATAAGGCATGCACTCGCAGATGGATAGATTCTCTTAGTGATTGCGCATGATAGTTGAATTAGCAACAGTAAGCGCGATGTATATGGCTGATGCTAGTACTGCATCTCCTATAGATTATATTAATCCTATCACGATCGTAGTTAAAGGCGGAGAGAAAGCCATTAATTACCTCGATAAAAAGAAAGAAAAGCAGCTTTATATCCCAAAAGAATCTTTAGAAAAATTTAAAGCATGGGAAAAAGAGGATTGGTATAAGGATGATCCATATAAGGATATGTGGGATCCAAACTGGATAAAAAAGTCCTAGGGCCTATGTACAACGAGTTATTTTCATGGTATAATACTAACCATGATTATACACACACCGATCGGAAAGTCAAAAAAGCGCAAGCCAAATGCTAAGCAACGTGCCTTAGCAGAATCCTGGCAAGCGATGCTCAAGAAGTACGAAACCAAACCTGTACCTAAGACAGTTAAATTGGTACAACCATCTAAGCCATACGTACGCGAGACACCTCGCTATCCATCACTCAATAGTGGCTATCACGACTGCACTAAGAAGACTCAACATCAGTACACAGGTACAGCGATGATCGGTATCGGTACACTACACAAATCTAATGCAGTACCTATCTTCAGCAGCGAAGAGGCCGTTGAGATCAGCAAGATGCGTCGTGGTTAATTCCAGATTTTTTTCCAAAGTAAAACTGCGCGGGTGACACCCCGGGCCCCCTAACGCACCCCAAGATGAGGGGCCCCTTGGGGGACTCCTGGGACGTTTCATGGGGTGACAAAATAAAATATTTTTAAAAAGCTAATGGAATCAACGACTTGCAAGGCCAGGGGCCCTATGTACAAACTGCATGAAATGCTGTATAATGGTTCTATAAATTGACAAAAGGACAAATTATATGATACTCGTTATTAGAACACAGTTTATGGAAAACTACGGCGCTCATGATTGGGATGGCGAAGGTGAATGTCCCGAATATTGGAAGATGAAAGGTGGTTCTGAGTACATGATTGACAATGTACCACTCAACATCGACTATGCTGCAGTGGTCGAAATGGCTGAAGTAGAGAAAAACAACGAGTATGTGCGCGAGTATATTCTCGATTGGTCTCTCGAAAGCGATGACTATATGTCATGGTTTGAAAAGTCTCAATTGGAGTACGATGGTAAGATCACGTGTAAAGAACCACGTATGGACTATAACGAACTAAATGATCGTTATACAGATCCAATGGAGTATGCAGAGATGTCTGCAGATAATGACGCAGTTATTTATGGAGCTTAAGATGATAGCATATTGTGATTATATGGCAAAAGTGATTCATGATTCTTTGAAAAAAGATGCACATGAATATGGAACATACGTAGACTCAGTTGGTAAAGTGAATTGGGATCTTGGCGAAAAAGGCGAATTTTTATCAACTAAAAAAACTATGTCTGTGATTGATAGAAATGGTAAATCGTATCGTATAACTGTTGAGGAGCTTTAAAATGGGTTTAGATATGTACGCATTCTCTGTGCGCAAAGAAGACGCACTTGGAGATTTTGAATGTAAAACCGACAACGATGGTGGTGAGCATAAAGAAATTGCATATTGGCGTAAATTCAATGCATTACATGGTTGGATGGAAAAGCTGTATCGCGAAAAAGGCGGAGACAAAGAATCTTTTAATTGTGTACCTGTACGCTTAACAGAAGAAGATCTGATACGATTAGATCTTGATCTTATTGATGGTAACCTCGAACCAACCTCTGGATTCTTTTTTGGAGAACAAGAGATCGAAGATTATCAAATAGAATCTGCTCATGAGTTTCTTGCCAAAGCTCGTAATGAGATTGATGCAGGTCGCGTAGTTTACTATGATTCGTGGTGGTAATATGATCAGAGAAAAACAACTTACACATCCTCCTATCATTGATCTCACAGGTCCAGAAGGCAATGCATTTTGTTTGCTGGGTTATGCAAAGAAGTTTGCTCGGCAGCTTGATTTAGATGGAGATACAATCCTCAATGAAATGAAGGATGGAGACTACGAGCATTTAGTCTCTACCTTTGATAAACACTTTGGTGAGTACGTTATTCTTGAACGATGATAGATAGACTATACATTTGGCTATGTACACATAGAAAATTACATGCTTTCTATTACCAGTGTACTTTTGTCGAATGGTGTGGTATAATATTATTAATTATTTGGATGATTCTCGCATGAATGATATTTTTATAGGCACTTTACAGTGGATAAAGGATGATCTTCGCTCTAATCGTTTTAGGTTTTTTGTTGAGTTGCTTGCTTGGGCTATTTCTATTGGTTGCAGTATTACCATGGCTCTTACTGTTCCCAATCCTCCTCTACTTATTTTGTATCCTATTTGGATCGCTGGTTGTGCTATGTATGCTTGGGCTGCTTATACTAGGAAATCTTTTGGGATGCTTGCTAACTACCTTTTGTTAGTTACTATCGATACGTTTGGACTTCTTAGGATGGTCATGTGATTCATAGAATAAGATTAATAGCATTGTATACGTTTGCTGTCAGTGGCTTGATAGCATGGTCAATATTTGCTTTGCGTATGATAAATTCAAGCGAAAAAATCATAGTTTATGATTGTAGAATAGCCGAAATTTCTCCAGATTTTCCACAGCAAGTAAGAGAAGATTGTAGAAAACTTATCTTACAAAACACAACTAAGAGATTGAATACCACAAGGACTTGACATGTCTAATGAAGATCACAAGCTTAAACATTCTCAACGAATCTATCAAAAAGAAACTAAAATTAAACGTCAAGTTAAGATTGCTAAAGAGCACGGTTTAGATGTATCTGAACCACATAAATTTATTAAACATCATGCTATGAATTGTGGTATCCCAAATTGTGTGATGTGTGGAAATCCTCGCAAGATTTGGGGAGAAAAGACTATACAAGAGAAAAAATTTGAGGAGAAATCAGATGAATAGAGATGCTGAAGATTTTGTAGAATTAGATTTGCTATGCGCAAACTTGCAATTAGAAAATAAGAAACTCATTGAAAAAAATAAATTCTTAGAACAAGAATGCTCTGCTATGAGAGATCAGATTGCACAACTTGAAAAACAAATATACGGTGGACGATGAATATCTTCTATTTAGATCATGATCCTGTCAAGTCGGCAGAATACCATCTCGACAAGCACGTAGTTAAGATGATCATCGAGTATGCACAACTATTGTCGACTGCACATCGCATGCTCGATGGCACACAAACCATTGAAAAGAAGTATGTAAATGGTTCGTTACCAGCACGCTATCGTAGCTTGAAACGATGGCAACTTGATGATGAACGTGATAGTATCCTATACAAAGCTACACACGCTAACCATCCATCAGCGATATGGGCTCGTGCTCATGCAGTCAATTATAAGTATCTTTATCAATTATTTTGTGCTGTATGCGACGAATACACTTATCGTTATGACAAAGTTCATATGACTGATGCGAAATTACGCAAGATATTGCGCACACAGCCAGATAACATATTCATGGATAATCAAACTAGAATTTGGTTAGGACCAACTCCTGCAATGCCAGATGAATGTAAAATCGATGGAGATCATTTAGCTTCGTATCGTAAATACTATATAGATAAAAAGGTGAATATGGCCAAATGGACCAAACGACAACCACCACAGTGGTTTATTGAAGGGATTAAAGAGAAAGATGCCTACGTACGCTTACAAATGCAAGAGTTGCAATCATTATTTCGAAGAGATGTTAAAAATGTCGCAGCGCGATCAGCCAGTATCTCAACCATGTAAAGAATGCGGAGGAGAAGTATATCGTACTATGGAAACTGGTGGTTTAGTTTCTGACTCTAAGTCGATTCATCGTAGAGCTGGTTCAGACTTCAACGATAGATTAAAACAGATCAAAAAGGGATCTGGTAGACGTAACACCATTAAACATATTTAGAAAGTGTAACATGACAAGTTTTAGACGTCGTGATAGCGCTAAAAAAACAAAGCGCAAAAACGGTAGTCCTAAATTATATGAAGATGCAACATTACATGATGTGCATCTTCGCAAAATGGAATTAAAAAGAGATAAAAAATTTGAAAAATATAGAAGAGTTGACGAGGAAGAATTTTTCTCATCAAAAAATTGATCTTGGTTATGAAGACTTAATAACAGAATCGACTATAGATGGCAGAAAATATGTCACTCCAAGTGGTATAAAATATCCGTCAATTACCACCGTTCTTGGTCATTTTACAAAGCATGAAATTCAAGCTTGGAGAAATAGAGTTGGCGAAGAAGAAGCCAATAAAATTTCTACAAGAGCCGCCGGTAGAGGTACATCGTTACACTCTATTTGTGAACGTTACATAGATAACGAGGTAGATTATTTCAAAGAAGCCATGCCGCATGTGCGGGGAATGTTCAATACAATCAAGCCAATCTTGGATGAGCGAATTGGAGTGGTATACATGCAAGAAGTGCCTCTCTACTCGGACCACCTCAGATTGGCTGGAAGAGTGGACCTCATCGCAGAGTTTGATGGAGTACCGTCAATCATCGATTTTAAAACGTCGTCGAGAATTAAAAAAGTTAAAGACATCACAGATTATTTCCAGCAAGAAGCAGCATACGCAGTAATGTACGAAGAACGAACTAATAAACCAATCGTGAATCTAGTGACAATCATGGCTGTTGAAAATAGTAACGCACCATTAATCTTCATTGAACACCGGGATAACCATGTCAATGACCTTATACATAAGATAACCTTATATGAGAAAGAAAAAGGAATTACCTATGACACCAAAAAATAACCCCACATCTCCACCAGTTCAACAAAATTCTTCTATTCAAAAAGCTTTTGTTAATAAATCAATAAATTCTCTACACTCGTTTTATCTTAGCGGTGCAATAGAAGATTCAGCTGAATATGTTGCATGGTTTGAAATCATGCGAAATGCTGGAGAGAATGATGTGATTCAAATTCACATTAACTCTTATGGCGGTGATTTATTTACAGCTATTCAATTCTTAAGAGCAATCGCCGATACTCAAGCACATGTTATTTGCTCAGTTGAAGGTGCATGTATGTCAGCTGCAACGATGATCTTCTTATGTGGTGATACTTTTGAAGTTAGCGAACATTCAATGTTTATGTTCCATAACTATTCGAGTATGACACACGGAAAAGGTGGAGAGATGTATGATAATATTGTACATGAACGTAAATGGTCTGAACACCTATTAAAACGTATCTATGATGGTTTCTTACGCCCCGAAGAAATTGCAGCTCTATTAGCTAATAAAGATCTTTGGATGGATGGACAAGAAGTATTGAAACGTTTAACAGAACGTCAGAAAAAGTTTGAGAAAAAAATGAAGAGCGTGAAAAATGAAACACCACCTAAAAAGAAACCAGTACCAAGTAAACGTAAGGTACAGAGACCAGCAAAACCAGCTGCAAGAAAAACAACTCAAAGTAAGAAGTGATTCTGTAGAAAATGTGCTGCGAGAAATAGCAGGCCAGTTTACAAATGTCGAAAAATGTAGTATAATATCCTATATGAACGATATTTTTACTGCAAAAGATGGAAATACCATTACCGATTAGTTTAGCGAGCTTAGCTTTGTCCGCAGTTATGGGCACTAGCACAGCTGCAACAGGCACTGCTGAGTGGCACTTTGGGCCCGATGTTAGTGAAAACTATGCATGCCAAAAAGCAGAGATGTATGCTAAGATTGATGCTGTTCGTAATGCAATAGGCGAAAACATCTTTGTTGATGAATTCAGCCAATGTACTGAACATCGCGGAGATCTAAAGTGTAATGCTAATACAGCACTATATTCTACATCTGATGCATATATTAAAAGCGCAAAGGTTACACGTAAAGAAGTTTACACTGTATACGGTAAAAAAAGTTGTAGCGTTGATGTAGATGTACGTGTTACTAATGAACGACCAAGTATTGATGCTTTTGTAGATGGTAGATTTTTTTATAAGTCTGGTGAAAACATAAACTTTATGTTGAAAACCAACAAACCCACAAAGGTTTGGGCTTTCCATGTTGAAGGTAATAGAGCTACATTAGTTTGGCCTAGTTTTATAGGCACCAATAATGCAGTTGCTAATGAATTAGCTATACCAACACCTGGATACAAAATGATTGCTCGAGCAGGAAAGTTTGACGAGTCAGTGGTATTTGTATTTACGAATGAAGATCCAAAATTCATGCGTGATTACAATGTAGAAGATCTCAACAACAAATTAATGTCGTTGAAGATCAGTGATCGGCGAATTGTTCGTCGAAATCTTATTATTGAACAATAAGGATATATTATGAAGAAGTTAGTTATAGCAACATGTATCGCTGCAGCCTTAACTGGATGTGCTGGTACAAAAAGCTTAGTAGGTGAAAAAGCAGAATGGCAGCAAGGATCTGAAAAAGTCGATGTAGCACTTGCACCTGAATGGTTTACGATGTACCTAACTAAGGACGATGGTTACATTTATGCGAATGCAACCGAATTCTCAATGGATCTACAATTCGCTATTGACAAAGCTACGATGAGCGCTAAGCGTCAACTAGCAACGCAAGTCAACAATCAAGTTGAAAGCATGATGAAAGAATACACTGCTGAAGCTGGTTTAGGTCCAGATGCAGATATTCAACGTGAGATCGAACGTACTACTCGCACAATCACCAACACAACGTTGATGGTAGGATTCAAAAGAGATAAGTTTGAGATCCGTAGAGAAGGTAAAGGATATCGTGTATACACACGCTTGATATTCCCGTACAACGACACCAACAAGTTAATGGCGCAAGCTATTAAAGACAACAAAGTTCTTAAGAATAAGTTCGATAAGTCTAACGCTTTTAAAGAGCTAGATAAAGAGCTTGGTAATGAACCTGCAAAGGTGGATCCTCCCAAGAGCTTATCTCAGAGAGCCCAGGAACTCCCCCATAACACAATCAGTGATGCCAAAGTTAAGAAACAAGTAGAGGATGCAATAGCTCGCGGGGACGCTGTTATTATGACCCATACTCTCAACTAGGCATGTACAGCGAGTTATTTTTATGGTATAATATATCCATATATGATGATAATTTGCGAGGTATAATATGGCTTTAGATATTGAAGAAGTAAAGAAACAGGTTGAGCAACAAGTAGAAAAAACCAATACGACTGTGCAAGATGACGGTTGGGGAAAAGCATTTGATGATATAATTCAAGGCGACTTCACTGGATTTTCTACATTGATTGTTGTTTTGTTGTTTGTGCTACTACTCAAACCTATCTTGTATTTGCTACAGTATGTGATTGCTGGTTTCATAATTTTTATGATTGTCAAATATTTTCTATTTTATAGTGCAGCAACAGTATGAACGATAAAAATTCAAGATACGTCTTAGACGTTTTATCAGATATAAATTTGCATACAACTTATGCTGTTGACGAAGCTTATTTAGAAAAAGCAAACGCTAAAGCAAAGTCGTATAAAGACAACAATGGTAAGTCTAGATCGTACGAAGAAAAACGTCTTGATATAGATTGTGAATTCGCTGATGAGATTGTTAATCACTCAGCAAAAGATGTTATTTTGCCTTCCACAGAATTGCGCAAGCATGATTTTAGAATTAAAAAACTGCCTGAGAACGTTGAATGGGCGGTAGACAATAAAGTTTTACACGATTCAGAATTTTATTTGCATATGAATAAGTATACGCAATATTTAGAATCGTATAGACAAGGACAATTGCATTACTTCGCTTTTTGGAAGTTTATGGATCGTCCAACTAAACCTTTAAAATTAGGTGATAAACCTGAAATGTTGGTGTTATCAGTCATACCAGCTGGAGAATTACTATTAAAAATGTGTGATCCTAAAAAAATGACTAAAGATGGGGAAAAATTCAAAGTTAAAGTAATTTAACATATAAATAAATCTATGAAAAATTATTCTATACACCCAACAACAAGATTATCATGCTTATGGCTTGAGGATGTGTCACGGGGTATGTAGAAGTAAGTTAACTAATACACTAAAACCCCGGACTTAAAATCTCCGGGGTTTTTTTTGCTTTGGAAGCGTGGATGAGTGGTTTAAATCAGCAGTCTTGAAAACTGCCGTGTCGAAAGGCACCGTGAGTTCGAATCTCACCGCTTCCGCCAAGGGCCATTAGCTTAATGGTAAAGCAGTCGACTCATAATCGATTGAGTGATAGTTCAATTCTATCATGGCCCACCAAGTTAAATCCTTGTAGGCTAAATGGTAAAGCCACTAACTTCACGAGAGTTAGGTTTCTTGGTTCGAATCCAAGCAAGGATACGCGAGTATGGTGAAATAGGTAGACACAAGAGACTTAAAATCTCTCGACGCAAGTCGTGCCAGTTCGATTCTGGCTACTCGCACCAAGATACGACTATAGCTCAGATGGATAGAGCAACAGCCTTCTAAGCTGTGGGTCGCACGTTCGAATCGTGCTAGTCGTACCATAAAGATTTTTTTGGTGTGACCATGATGTAATGGTAGCATCTCAGACTGTGATTCTGATCGTACGGGTTCAACTCCCGTTGGTCACCCCAAAGAAATTTTATTCCTCGATGGTGTAATGGCAGCATAGCGGTCTCCAAAACCGTTGGTTGGGGTTCGAGTCCCTATCGGGGGGCCAAGAGTGAGATGACAGAATGGTAATGTCGCAGTCTGCAAAACTGTTGTTCGTGGGTTCGATTCCCACTCTCACTTCCATATGTACAACAAAGAATTTATATGGTATAATATATAAAATGCACCGTTCGTCTATCGGTTAGGACATTGCCCTTTCACGGCAGTAAGAGGAGTTCGATTCTCCTACGGTGTACCACTGGGTGCTTAG